GCTTGATTAAAGAAGGTGATGCAGAACACGGTCAATCAGCAGGAACACCAGTAAGTCAAGAAGTTGTTGATGCATACTATGAAGACGACTTTGACAAACACGTTGATGAATGTATTCATGTGTTTGAATCAAAAGGTGGAGAAGATTTTTACAGTCTTCCCGAAGACATACAACACGTTTTAGTCAACATGACATTCAACTTAGGTGGAAGTCGTTTTGGTAAATTTAATAATATGTGGAAAGGGGTAATCTCAGAAGACTGGAATAAAGTTGCAGTTGAGATGGAAGATTCACGTTGGTTCAGACAAGTAGGAAGACGTAGCGTAGAACTACAGGACTTAGTCAAATCTTGTGCTTAAAACCTCAAATATTAAAGCACTAAAACTTTTAGGTGGAGAAGTCATTATGGGAATAGTGACTGAATCTAAACTAAACGGGAGTGTTCATATTTCTGAAGCACAGCAATTGATTGCAGGTGTAGAAGATGGACGAATGGAAGTTAACCTTGCACCATGGTTACCATATGCAAGAGAATACGATTTTACGATACCGAAGAGTCAGATAGTTACTATATTTTCAGTAAGACCTAACTTGGAGACAAACTATAAAATCGCTACAGGAAATAAATAATGGCAGATATATTAAGAGCATTAGAGAAGAAATACGAAGGTGATATCGCAGTTGCAACTGCAAACATTTCAGTGTATCAATCAAACCCAGCAGGTATCGGAGAACATTCTGATATCGTTCAATCAGTGGATATGGAAGTTGAGAAACTTGCAGATGCACAAGACAAACTAAAAGCAGTAAAAGAACTTTTACATCCGACTAGAAAAACACTTGTAGAATAGTCCACTTTCTGTTATAATAACAGTATGGATTTTTATACTAATGTATGTCGTACTCGTGACAAAATACTCGTAAAGGGTTATCAAGGTGGAAAACAGGTAAAACTATCTGTTGCATACCGTCCTAATCATTACGTCCTTTCCAAAAAAGGTGACACTGCATACAGGTCATTAGATGGAAGACCACTAGAACAAGTCAATCTTGACACCATGGGTGGTGCAAGAAAATTCAGAGAACAGTATCAAGGAACTCAAGGTTTTGAGATTCATGGATTTGACAAATACATCTACACTTACATCGCTGAGAAATTTCATGGTAATATCAAATGGGATTTCCAAAAGGTAAAAGTTGCAACACTTGACATTGAGTGTGAGTCAGAAAACGGATTCCCCGAACCTACTCTTGCAGAAGAGAAGGTCAACGCAATCACAATCAAACCATTCCGACATAATGCACATACTTTTGGTATTGGGCCGTGGGATGCACCTGCGAATGTTACATATCATGAATGTCAAGATGAAGGACAACTTCTAAATGAGTTTATAAAATACTGGAGAAAGGAATCTTTCGATATCGTTACAGGTTGGAATGTTGATGCATTCGATATGACCTATCTTTGTAATCGTGTTGATAAATTATTTGGTGAAGGAACTCATAAGAAGTTTTCTCCATGGAATATGTCAGATGTCAGAGATTACACAAACAACTATGGTCAGAAAGTTATGGTGTTCAATCTATATGGTTGTAACATTATTGACTATATGCAACTTTACAAAACTAAGAATTTCACTAATCAAGAATCGTATTCACTTAATCACATTTCACACGTTGAGTTGGGTAAAGCAAAGATTGATTATACTGAATATGGTTCACTACATGGACTCTATAAAGAAAACTATCCACTGTTTCTAGAATACAATGTCAAAGATGTAACACTTGTAGAAGACCTAGAAGATAAACTTGGGTTCTTAGAATTGACCATGACCATGGCATATGATGCCAAGTGTAATTACTTAGACACATTTGGTATGGTTAAGTATTGGGAAACAATCATATACAACTTCCTCAAAGAACAGAACATCCAAACACCACCTCAGAAATTAGATAGAAGTAAAACACATTCTATTGTCGGTGCATATGTCAAAGACCCTATTGTGGGTAAACATGATTGGGTAATGTCATTCGACTTGAACTCACTCTATCCTCATATTATTATGCAGTATAATATTTCACCCGAAAAGATGGTCAAGGGTGATATCAAAACTCTCAATATTGATAAGTTACTGAACAAAGAACATGACCTATCTGAACTAAAGAAAACCAATTGCAATATTGCAGCTAACGGAGTACAGTTCAAAAGAGACAAACAAGGATTCCTTCCCGAACTTATGGAAAAGTTTTACACTGAACGTAAAGAGTGGAAGGGTAAGATGATTAAGTATCAGATTGAGAAAGAATCTTGTAGTGATAAGAAACGTCTGAATGAACTTGATAGACTTATCAAACGTGCATATAACAATCAACAGGTCAGAAAGATTGCACTTAACTCTGCTTACGGTGCTCTTGCGAATCAATACTTTGCATTCTTTGACCCTAACCTTGCAGAAGCAATTACTATGTCGGGTCAGTTGATTATTAAAACTGCAGAAAACACCATCAATGATTACATGAACAAGATTCTTAATACTGATAATGAAGACTATGTGATTGCAATGGATACCGATTCGATTTATGTGTCTTTTGATAAAATGGTACAGAAGGTATTTCCTGCAGGTACACCCAAACATAAGATTGTAGATTTCCTTGATACCGTTGGTCAAGATAAGATTCTAGATGTGTTAACAGGGGGTTATGACGACCTTGCAGAATACACCAACGCCTTCCAACAGAAGATGGTTATGGGTCGGGAGATTATTGCAGACCGTGGAATATGGACTGCGAAAAAAAGGTACATACTCAATGTAATGGATAACGAAGGGGTAAGACTCAGAGAACCTAAACTTAAAATGATGGGTATTGAAACTGCGAAGTCATCAACCCCCGAATGGGTTCGTGAACAATTAACCAAAGTGTTAAAGGTTGTTATGAATGGAACTGAACAAGAGGTTTGGGATTTCGTAGAGAACGCACGGAAAGATTTCAGACGTTTACCAGTAGAGTCAATGTCATCACCAAGAGGTTGTAACAATCTAAAACAGTATTCAGATATGACTACAATTTATGGTAAAGGTACACCGATTGCAGTTCGTGGTGCATTATTATATAATCATCTTCTCAAGAAAAAGAATGTCCACAAAAGATACGAATTGATTCAGAACAGTGATAAGATAAAATTCACATATCTTACACTTCCTAATCCAATCAATGAAAATGTAATCTCATTTGTTAATGTTCTTCCTAGAGAATTTGACCTAAACAGTTATGTGGATTATGATATGCAATTCAATAAGTCATTCATTGAACCACTTAAGAACATCATAACACTTATAGGTTGGAACGTAGAACCAGTTGCATCCTTAGAAGACTTTTTTGGATGAGTTTCCAAGACTGGTCGGTAAGACGAGTAGAACGACCCGACATAAAAGACTTCATAGAAACTCATCACTATTCCAAATCGATTAACGGATGTATTGCAGATTACTGTTATGCATTGTTCCACGAAGAACAAATGAAAGGTGCAATGTTCTATGGTAGATTTGCAATGATGAATCAGTGGATGAAATACGGAGAAGTAAAAGAGGATGTAATAGAACTCAGAAGACTTTGTTGTATTGATGATACACCCAAGAACACTGAAAGTTTTTTTATTGGTGCATCCCTAAGACTTCTCAAGAAAGATTGGGGTGGTAAAGTTGTGGTTAGTTATGCAGATAATGAATTTGGACATGAAGGAACTATCTATAAAGCATCTAACTGGGAATTGGTTGGTCAAACTAAATTTGATAGAGTAATCATATATGAAGACCGAAGATACCACGACAAAACGATTAGGACAAAAGATGCACATGGAAATCTAAAACCATTTGCACAAAGAATAAAAACTGCACTGGAAGAAGGTAATGCATATTACCATAGAACGAAGGGAAAGAATATTTTCACTTACAATTTAACTAAATAGATATATGGCATATAGTAAAGAAGTAGTACAACGGTTCGAAGCCGTATTAGCAAATCCTCAGAAACATTCTGTAGGTTCATTAGATAGAGACAATCCAAAAGTCGCAACGGGACTTGCAGGCGCTCCTGCTTGTGGAGATGTAATGCAACTCCAATTGTTACTTGACGACAATGAAAAGATTATCGATGTAAAATTCAAAACATATGGATGTGGAAGTGCAATTGCATCTTCATCAATGTTTGTGGATATGATGATGGGTAAAACTATCGAAGAAGCAAAATTAATTAAAGATAAAGATATTGCAGATGCATTGGATTTACCACCAATAAAATTACACTGTAGTGTATTGGCTGAAGATGCAATTCAGAAAGCAATGATTAATTATGATGAGAAAAAACATTCAATGATGGGTCATAACCTACCACCTTTATCGAGAGAAGACTTTATAGAGTGATAGGATTGGGTTAAGGATAAATAAAACTATGTATGAATACAAGGTAAAAATTACCAAAGTGGTGGACGGCGATACGGTGGACGTAGACATCGACCTAGGTTTTGGAATGGTTTACAAGAAACAAAGAGTTCGCTTATTGGGAATCGATACACCCGAATCTAGAACAAGGGATTTAGTTGAAAAACTATTTGGTAAAGCATCCAAAGCACATTTAAAAATGTTATTGGAAGCAGGAAATGTATCCCTCATTTCTCACGATAAAGGAAAATTCGGAAGAATCCTTGGGGAGTTATTCATTAATGACCCCGAAAATCCACAAGAACCTCAACATAGGACATCTGTCAATCAACAACTGATTAACGACCATCATGCAGTAGAGTACACTGGTGCCAATAAAGACACTACTACACTACAACATATGGAAAACCGAGAATTTTTATTAAATATTGGAACCGTTACTCAGGAGCAGATAGATAAAGTATCATGATTATAACTGCCATGGATTGTTTTTACATATTCATGATAGCCTTCATTATGACATTTTTAGTAGTAATTGAAATTCAGTTGCACACAATGAAAAACACAATGGAAGAATACATCAACATTCGTCTTAATCCAAAAAAGATGAAAGAAAATTCAAACATTCCCGAAAAACCTCTTACAAAATAACTCTAAGTATAGTATACTAGAGTATACATTATGAGAGGTGTTAAATTATGACAAGTATATTAAAAGACCTAATCAAGGCAAGTGGAAATGAGTACGCAAGTATTGTTTCCGAAGGAGTCTCAGCAGGGGATGTCGATGAATTTATCGATACAGGTTCCCACATTTTCAATGCACTCCTAAGTGGTTCACTATATGGTGGATTACCCTCAAACAAAATTACTGCAATCGCAGGTGAATCTGCAACTGGTAAAACCTATTTCGCATTAGGAATGGTTAAACAGTTTCTAGAAGACCATAAAGATGCAGCTGTAATTTACTTCGAATCTGAATCTGCAATATCAAAAGATATGATTGAATCAAGAGGAATAGACTCATCAAGAGTTGTTATTGTTCCTGTTGTTACAGTTCAACAATTCAGAAATCAAGCAATATCCATACTGGATAAGTATGCAGAAACCCCACAATCCA